TTGCTGGCAACATTGAATGATCTAATATCGGTATATTCAAATCTTTTGGCAATGCAATCTCTTGCCGGCAACATTGAATGATCTAATATTGGCATATTCAAATCTTTTGGCGATGCAATTTCTTGCCGGCAACATTGAATGATCTAATATTGGGATATTCAAATCTTTTGGCAATATAATCTCTTGCCAGCAACATTGAATGAATAAATATTTGAACATTCAATCCTCCAGGCAACATAATCTCTTGCCGGCAACATTGAATGATCTAATATTGGGATATTCAAATCTTTTGGCAATGCAATCTCTTGCCGGCAGCATTGAATAATCTAATATTGCATATTTAAATCTTCTGGCAATGCAATCTCTTGCCAGCAACATTGAATGAATAAATATTCGAACGTTCAAATCTTCTGGCGATGCAACCTCTTACCGGCAACATTAAATGAACAAATATTTGCACGTTTAATCTCTAGGCAACACAATCTCTTGCGAGTAACATTTGACGAATATTGGCATATTCAAATCTTCTGGCAACACAATCTCTTGCCAGCAACATTGAATGATTTAATATTGGCAATAATCTTGCCAGCAACATCGAGCGATTAACGAAACAGTCCATACACAAAAACACCTATCAATAACCGATATACAATATTGTATAAAAAAATTGAATAATAAACAATTAAGCAATTCACTTTACAAATTTAATAACAAAGATGGAACAAGTGCTATTTGGAGATACACTTTATGTCATAGGGCATATTGTGGTGATGTTTTTTGTCAACAACAATGTTCCTTTGAAATAAGTCATCCATATTTGCACTATTTAGATCCAGATGATTCATATATTCCGGTGAGTCCAGATATTGATATTTTCGGATGCGATATTTGCAATATTTATTATAGTCGATCTACCAAAAAATCAGAATTAAAGTTGAAAATTATGTGTTTCTGCGGGGGCCTTGTCGATGATTTTCCATGTGCGACGTGTCCTCAAAAAATCTGTTTAGTAAACGGATGTTCACAATTTGTTAATAAAAAATCAACAATTCTCTGTTCCGAACATTTTCGATGCGCAGTATGCAAAGATATCCTCGTATATGATTATTACGAAGCCGATTTTGGAAATTGCGATGTTTCTATCCTATATTATTGTCCACGAGATCATATGGTGCAATGTTTAGACGAGGATTATGTTTTATGGGAAGCTGTTCATGTGCAAAATCCAAAACATATACCGCTACCGAAATAGATGTCATCAGATAAAAATTTTATTTGAGCAAAAAATTGAATAATAAATAGCGAGGTGTTTATGCCACAAAGTTAGTAACAAAAATGGAACAGGTACTATTTGGAGATGTATTAGAGATCATTGGGCAACATCTGTTTCCGATAAATTTACATAACTTATCGCTGACGTGTCAGAAATCTATTAAAATAATAACAAGAGATGTAATCAAAAAGAACACGATCGGTGTAATGAAGAGAGTATTACAAGATCATTTTGGAGATAATTATGATAAATTTATGGAAACAATGAAAAAAACGAATGGGATAATAATAGGGTATTTTATTCAACAATGTTTGCTGGAAGAAAAATGTACTGTTGTGAACACATATACCAAAAATGATAAAGAAATATTTGATTTTATGGTAGAGAAAGGATATGTGGGAATTAAAGGAACGAACATACGTTATGACAATAAATGTCAACAAATCAGCATCCCTTCCGTAACATTTAAAATTAATCCTATGTTTTCGGTACGTGTATATACAACCGAAATTAGCGTTGAAAGTGTGGTGCATGAATATACGGAATATAATTCGTCGAAAAATATGTATTCATTTGTGAGCAACGAACTCTATGTAGATAGAATGACAGAAATATTTGCTAAAGTTACGAACGTATCGCGATTTCCAAGATTGCATGTTGATTTTAGACATGCATACAAACAAGGATTCAGATTTTACAGATCTGATTCTGTCAAACGATTAATGTCAAATGATGATATATTGCATTCGTTTTTTAATGTTTTAAAAGTGAACGAGCGAGAACCTGTAAAATTTTATGGCGAAGAAAAGTTCTTAATACATAAAAATGTAATGTACCGATGGACGACCGGCAAACCGTTTTGTGAGATTATGGCAACGTCATTCTACGATAAAAGAAACGACCCAAATGCGAATATTTATATACAAACATGCGCGTTTCCAGAGGAATGTAATGTGACATTATTGTGTCCGAATAAGATTCATTATCATGCTAGATATATCAAAGGGAATGATTGGGGGTTAGTAAGACAAGAGGATGATGGGATTGATCGTAATGTTATTTTGCTGGCGATTGGTGAATATTGATACAACGTAATTGATAAATAAAATTTTTATTTATCAATATCATTCAAATCCAAATCAACAAAATAGACAGATTTCGTTCCTATTTTTTCATCGACAAAAATGCAACCAAACGATTGTGTTTCTTTTTTTTCATCGTAAAAAAAGTATATTCGAACATTGTTGCGAAGTTGTGTATGCGCGTATTCTACAAAAACCCCTGGGTTTTATTAGCCACTCGCTTTTTAAAGGCCAATGTCGATAATATTTCAAATTTACTTGTCTAAACGCCAAATCATCCGGACCTTTGTGACATAAAAAAGGATATTGTCGATACTTATTGATAGTTCATTGAGCGCAATTTTCATATTTTTAATCTGCCGTTCCATGATTGAAATAATAAACGAAACAATTTCGATTGTAACATCTTTGCCAAGATTTTGAACCAGTCAATTATAAATAACATAATCTGGCACAATATTACTTGAGATTATTCGGTGCGTTTGTTAGATAGAATAACCATAAAAGAACACCTAAAATATTTATTTCATTTTTTTTACAGAGTAAATCTAACATTGATAGGTCCTAAATTTTGTCGACCCAAATATATATCAAACATAATTTGGTTTTTTATCGAGCTGTTCACCTGATAAGAAATATTTTTGATATATATCGGTCCATATTAAGGGGGCAATAATATATTTTTTATTAAAAAATATATTATTGCCATTTTACATATTTTACTGTTTTTGGAATAGCAATAGATCCTTTCTCTCTGAGGTTGTCAGTAAATGTCAAGTGAGTCACTGATGATGGTATGAAATCAACATTTTCTTCTCTTAAATATGCTAATCTCAAATGAGTAACAGAAGAAGGCATCTGGCCCATTGTTTTATTATATCGAGCAACATCTAAATGCGTAACAGATAATGGTATATTACCTTTTATTGATTGTTGGAATTCATATCCAAATGTTAAATGCGTTACAGATAATGGAATACATCCTTCTATTGATTGATTAAATTTAAAACCAAATTCTAAATATTTAACCGATGATGGAATGCATCCTTTGATTGGACTATTAAAGAAATATTTGTATTCTAAATGTGTCACACAATCTGGAACTTTTGCGTCAAGTGTTATGTGAGAAACATGACTAAAATTGTGTCTGTAAGATAAATTTAAAATTTTGTTTAAACTTACTTTGGTGTTATAGATAAATTTATTTTTTAATTTGTTAGTATCTGTGCAAATCGATAACCATTTAATTTTCTCTTTCTCGGACAAATGTTTACCGATAAGATACAATATATCTGTGCATATTGATAGCATTTTTGCAAAATTTTCGATTGATTACCTTCGTAAGAATATATTTATCATTTTTTTTGAAACTAGATGTCTGTCCGATGCATCTTTATAAAATTATCAAAATAATGTGGATTATCAAAATATGATATTTATAGGATGATATTCATAACGATATGCCCATTCATAAAAAAATTGATTGTTTTATTATCATGATAATGCGACATGATTAATGAATAAAAATGGCAAATAAATTTGTATCGAAAGAAACCAACGAATGGTTCCGCAAAAATAATGCACCAAAGTTTACGATGATCTCGATTGATCATCATAAAATAGTTATTTCATTTTCATGTAGGAATAATATCCATATAATATATCCAAAAAAATATCCAAAAGTGAACATCGGTTTTATAATATTTGAAAAAAGTGCGTTGAGTGTACCAAAATTGAAATTTGTCGAAGATACCCAAAACAAATTTTTAGAGAAGGAAGGAAGCGTATCACAAATATTATCATATTTATTGAGTAGCTCCGAACAAAAAAAATCTACACGAAAATTATCGCCGTATAATATTTTTGTTCAAAATAATATGTCGGCGATAAAAAAGAGATACCCTGAAATGAACCAACGTGAAATAATGAGAGGACCAATGAGTGATGCATGGAAGAAAGAAAAGGATAAAAAAATAATATTACATGATGAAGAATCAGATTCAATTATCACGAAAAGAATAAGCTTGGAGAATCCTGATCGGGAAGATGTTACAACTTCTCCCGATTGCTCGCGAACAAAATATGAAGACTTGAGCAAAATTGAAAAATCTGATGATTTTATGCAAGAATTAACGGATAAATATCAAAAAAATGATACGATCGCAATTTGTGAAACTAAAGAATGGTTTATTACAAAATGTTATTTTGATTTTTCGCTTGCCGGTTTCGGTTACAATAAAATAATTATTTCATTGCTATTTGACGATATTGAACATATTATCCAGATAAAATATTCCCAAAATTATGTCGAAAACAAAAAAATAGACAAAATAGTTGAAATATCTCAAACCGGCGTCGAGAAATTAGAATTCATACAAAACATACAAGTGGAAAATGTGAGTATATCAAAATTGTTATCGCTTTTACGGAAATATCTCGATGACGCACAAAACATAAAACAAACAAATACTAATTTAGATCTCCTCGGAAATTATTTAACCGGTAAATCTTGTTTGATAAGCAAAGAAATTAAACATGGTTGGGAAGATCAATTAGCTACTATTTTTCCAAATACATTTGAAAATAAAAACGATCATCATAAAATAAATTTGAAAAATAAAGAGTGCGCAATCTGTTACGAAATAATAAATGAAACGTATGTATTAGTACCATGTGGACATACATCTATATGTATTGATTGTTTATCGGGCCATCGCATGAAAAAGGAATGTCCGATTTGTAAAAACAAAATAGAAAAATTTATAAAAATATATGATTAACCATCAGATAAACATATATTTTAAACAACGATTAGTTACATGACCAATACATGTAAATTATGAATTTGAAATGTACAACAATTGATTATAATTCTGACTTATAGTATAACCAAAAAATTAATGCAAGACAATATATTCATTTTGATAATTAAAAATATTTAATTATCAAACAAAGCAAGACTTACAACAATCATAATTAATCAAAAACGTTTATCAATATCAATCATCAACTGCATTCTCCTCTATCCTCTTGCACAACAAACTGTATTTCTGCACAGAATAAATATGTTCATGCATCGCATTCGGTACCTCTCTCATACTGTCAATTTTACTATTGACGTCAAAATAAAAATCATTAAAAGGTTTATATGTCTCGTCGATCTTATGGACTTCGATCGAATCATTGACCAATATAAAAATCGATAAAACGACGGTGACACTTGCGACTGCTTTACCGATCGTACTCATCATTCGCAATCCTGATAATAAATTTTGCGATAATGGAAAACTAATGTTCATTGTTTTATTGATACTATTCATCATATTTCCGAAAAGAGTTGGTCCTAATTTGCACAAGGATATCACCGACACTCCTGCACCAAATAGTATGTTATTTCCGACAAAATAATCTCTGAAACGAGAACAATCATCAATAATATATTTCAATCCCGAATCTATATTTATCTTTGAATCATTGTAACAAATTCTCCAAGTGTCCCACACTTTATCAACATTTTTTGGTTCGTTGTGGCAATTCATCAAATACATGCATCCAAAAATCACATTCAACACTTCATTGACGTCATCTTCGCCAACGACCTTTCGTGCACAATAACTCAATCCTTTGTAACCTTCAATAAAATTAGCCAGATCAGGCGATGCAGATTTAAATGGATCACTTAATTCAAACCGCAATAGTTTGACTGCTCCATCAACTTCTTTTCTCTTTGATACACAAATCTCTGTAATTGATTTGGTAATTTCAGAAATCCCGCTGGTAATCATCAAACCTATACCAATTGGATTCCAAAAGTTCGCAGCACCGACTATTCCAACCGAAGTATTAGTGAGAGAAGCTATTCTGTGGGCTAAAAATTCTTTCTTGAGGGCGTCAATGTCCTTTTTTAGATTTGCTGTTAGAAATATCGGACAACCATTTTGCAGCTGCTCCCGCATCGGGCAGTTTGCATGCCAATTTCATGTAGTGAATAAGAGCTCGTTTATATGTGTTGCTGTTTTCTGCTTTTTTGTATATTTTAGAAAAGAGAGCATCAGTAGATCTGGATTTATTAACAAGGTCACTCAATAACATTATTATTTCAATTATGTGCTTAACGTTTAAGTGTAGTTAACAGGAACCACATTTATTATTCTGATAAAAATTGACAGAATCATAACCTGACTGCGTTATTCGACAAACCGTGGAAAAAAATATATCTCAATTAACATTGCAATAATCAAACATTTTGACATCTATCACAAATACCCATAGAAATACAACACGTCCAAGCTAGTTCGATAGCATGGACAAGAACTAACATACAAAAATGTTGATAATTAAATAATTTTAATCGTCAACATCAGATAAAAATTGATTTTTTACTGTATGACTATTGAATATCAATAATCGTTACAGATAGTATGAATGACAAAGACATAGCACATTCAATATTCAGTTTTTTAAAGTTACGTGACATAATAAACTGCTCAACTATCAGCAAATTCATTCTAGATATATGTAATTTGCAATATGTTCGATTATTTGCAGATGATTTTGGAAATATTTCTGGCGATGTTAATTATTATGAATTGAACGTATTCAAAAAGAAATATATCAAACTAAAACCTGATCAATTGATACAGATCGAAACTTTAATAAAATTACCAAAATTATTAGGCCTACTTACTAATTTGAAAATGATCATGTTACACCAAGGTAAATTGCCGAAATACCATAATCAATCGGCCAGCTTAAATTTGCGAGCGTTATGCCTATTCCAAAATAGGCATAATTAGATTACCAGACTCGCTTGGACAACTTATTAATTTACGAGAATTGTTGTTGCAAAATAATAAAATAACTAAATTACCAAAATCGATAGAAAATCTCAAAAAATTACAAGTATTGTGTTTGTCATATAACGAACTAAGCAAATTGCCAGAATCAATAGGGCAACTCGTTAACCTACAAAAATTAGAAATAGGTGACAATAAATTGGATAGGGTACCGGAATCAATCGGACAACTTACTAATCTTCGGGTGTTAGATCTGCGTAGGAACCAAATAACATATCTGCCAGAATCAATTTGCCAGATTAGTAACTTGCGGACATTATCGATCTATTGCAATAAGATAATGCAAATTCCAGAATCAATCGGACAATATGGTAACTTGGAACGTTTAGAGATTGATATGCTAGCATTGCCAATGGGATTAGAACAAAGACTTGTGAATTGTTCTATTGCACAATTTCTGCCATGAAATGATCAATTATCAAATCAATTGCAATTAATTTGATAATTTTATTATGATAACATCCAATTGCATGGATATTTTTTTATCAAATTTTGAAATATTTTAACATATTTATCGATTTTGTCATCTGAGTAGCGATACCAAGATATAAATTTAGGATTAGATACATATACATCGTTCATTATTAACCAAAACAATTTATCCATTACCACATTGGCTGTATCGAAACATAAAAATTCGGATAATAATAAATATTTGATCATACATTCATGATATTCCTCATGACATTCTATTTGTGTAATAGATGCCATCTTTGCCAACGCAAATAATGATTCATGATAATCGATTGAAGGTGGAACCAATTCAATAATTTTGAGCGGCATATTTGACTCAGATGATTGAATTTCGCACGCCCTAGTTTCTGTTGGCATAGTAACGTCGAAGAAATGTTTCTTTAAATTAGGCGAAATACAACATTTGAGATTCGAATTTTTTAATTCCAAACGAATTATTTCAAAATGATCTATTTTGATCTGTTCGGTATCAGTGTCAAATCTAAGAAGAACTAATCCCATTTGCTAACGAAGAAACATCTGTCTGGATCATTGTAGTTGTTCAAAAATTCATTTTTTTAGATAAATATCAAATTATAATCATAATTTGATATTAGTTACATGGATCGCCATCGTTACATTTACCTGATCCATAATTCCAATGACATTGCCGAATAGTACCGTCGAGAACATAAGCCGGTTCGCAAGCAGTCGCGGTAACCAAACTAGAACAAGGAACCAGCCCTCTATATGTTCCGGTACATGAGGCTGTATTAGGTAAGCTACAATATTGTGACCCTGTCGAACAAAGTGCTGTTACTGGATTATATTCACAATTTATTCTTTCCGATCCAGATCCACCCGTAATTTTATAATGACTTATACATTGCCATCCATCATAATTATAGCTAGAACAGTTGGTGGTATATGCTATCCCATCGCATCCGGGAAAACAACGCGCACCTTGAACACATGAAGAACCAGACACTTTGCAATTATAAGACACCGATCCACTGTTATAATAATAATCTGGACATTCATACTGATTCTTTCCAGCACATGTTGATACAGGTTGATATGGGCCGGTGCAAGTATAATCACATTGTTTAGGTATACACGCGCCAGAATTGTCGAGAATACAAACATAATAATCTCCGTTCGAATATACATATTTACTATTACAAGTTGACGAATTGAATGAAGAGCACAAAACACCCGTCGCATATTGGCGATTATTTGAAAAACAAGATGGATAACAATTACTAACAGCTCCAGTTTCTGTATAGCATGTCAGAGTATTTCCATTCCACAAACATTTTTTTGATGATCCACCTGTTGCAGATGGATTTAAAACATTCGCCAATACACAATTTCTTTTTAAAGTAATACTTGCACAGACATCAACCGATGAAGATTCTAATAGCAAATTAGTTCGATCATATCCACAAGGATTAGACGTGATCTGTGATTTTACACCTAAAATAGCAAAGGCAAGAAGTAGAAACAGTGTAATCATTTATTAATATGTAGCTGTTACATTTTTATATGGTTTTAATTTCTAGAAAAGCAATTTTTATTATTTTGTTGAATGAACAAATATTATCGACGATTTATGATAATCTGTTGAAGACAGAATCAGTTTCAAGATTAATATCAAACTATAACAATAATTTGATATTAGTTACACGGATCACCATCGTTACATTTACCTGATCCATAATTCCAATGACATTGCCGAATAGTACCATCAAGAACATAAGCCGGTTCGCAAGCAGCTGCGGTAACCAAACTAGAACATGGAACTAGCCCTCTATATGTTCCAGTACATGACGCGGTATAAGGTAAGCTACAATATTGTGACGATAAAGAACAAAATGCTGTTACTGGATTATATTCGCAATTCTTTCTTTCCGGTCCTGTAGGTCCTGTCTGTACGTAATGAGATACGCATTGCCAACCATCATAATTATAGTTAGCGCAGTTACTAGTTGCAGTTACACCATCGCATCCATGAAAACAAGCCATTCCTTGAACGCACGAAGAACCTGATGCCTTACAATTAAAAGATCCAGAGCCGCTATTATAATAATAATCGGGACATTCATATTGATTCTTTCCAGCACATGTAGATACAGGTTGATATGGCCCTGAACAAGTATAATCACATTGTTTAGATATACAAGTACCAGAATCGTCAGCAATACAAACATAATATTTTCCACTTGAAATGATATATTGACTGTTACAAGTCGACGAATTGAATGAAGAGCACGAAGAAGCTGATGAATATTGGCGACCATTTGAAAAACATGATGGATAACAGAAACTACCCGCTGTTTCTCTATAGCATGTTTGAATATTCCCATCCCACAAACATTTTTTTGATGATCCGTACGTCGTAAATGAATTTAAAACGTTCGCTAATACACAATTTCTTTTTAAAGTGATACTTGCGCAAACATCAACTGATGAAGATTGTAGTAGCAAATTAGTTCTATCATATCCACAGGCATATGCCGTAAGTTGTGATCTTGCTCCAAAAATAGCAAGGACGAGAAGTAGGAACAGTGTAATCATTTTATAATTATGTAACTGCCATATTTTTATATGATTTTAGATATTCACTACCAATCACAACAACAGAATAAACATTTTAAACAATCTGTCTTTTTGGCCCAAATGTCTAGACAATTTTGATAGACACTTTTACCACATTGATATTTACAATAATCAAGTGATTGACTTTTTTTTGATGTCTTCCAAACATATTGGACAAACATCATCAAATTTTTGCTGTACCATTTATTGAGCAACCATCTTGAATCATCCACTCAAATAGTTCAATATTTCCTACTTTAGCAGCTTCACTCATAATAGAAATAGAATTCAACTGATCATTACTTTTATTTATTTGTAACCTCTTTTCGCCAATCTTTTATAAATTCGAGGATATTGATGTAATATTTGATTTTCACGAATTACGTATTTATCTGGAATATCATGCAATAATTTAACGTATATTTATAAAATAAATAACGAAACTCATAATAGGAATGATATTCTAAAAAGGAGATGTCATTTTTTAAAATCTAGCTTCTATTTGTGGCATATGAACAAAGAACTCATTGAGAGATTTGTTTACGCGAAGAAAGTTTATCGGTAATAGGAAACGTATTGAAAATATAAAAATCGATGTCAGAATTTAACATTATAGTGATAAAATAGTAGATATTGATTATTAAATAATTTAGTAATCAATATTTGGGATCTCTGGGAAAAATATTTAGCGATTAAAGTTCGAGAGAAACAGATTCTATAAGAACATCCAATTATGAGGACATTTTTTGACCGCATTTTGAAATCTTTTAATGACTGTATCATTATTATGGCCAAAATCTGATATTATCATACGAGGCGTTGATACAAATATATCGTTGATTTCCAACCAGAATAATTTGTCAACGATAAGGTATTTTACATCATAACACAACGATTGAGATAACAAAATATATTTAGTTATGTTCGAAAAATACAATACATGTGATTTGATTTGAGTAAAAGTAGGTTGTTTGATCAGCACGTTATTATTAGAACAAAATAACTGAATGATTTTAAAGTGAAAGTTTGGTTCAGGGTCATAATATGGAAGACTATTTATGTCATTAATAGCAGATTCATAACTCCAAAAATGAAATTTCAAGTCATGAGAGATTAAACAAATATCTGTTCCGTAATACAATTTGAAATATATGAGTCCACGATCGGGCAAATTAATAACCAAACCATCCGCTGGATGACAATCCGTTAAAAGGACAATACCCATGTAATAATAATACAAATCATTATCTTGATGTTATAAGATTAAAAAAATCAATTTTTTGTCATGAAAAATTGAAATCGCGACGGAAAAGTTAGAAAAGGAGATGAAATATCTATTTGAATCAAAAGAAAGATTGACGAAATTTGTAGAAGACGTATTCGGAAAGATGGGAATTTACGACGATGATGATCATTTTATCAAATTGCGAGAGAATTATAGATGCGATTATTTGTTGAAAGTGGGCGTGCGCAGTTTGGATGATGTAACGAAAGAGTTGGAGCAGTTCATTTATTAATTTGATAATTAAATTTTTTAATTATCAATACTAAAGGTTATTGAATGTGACCCGTATTCCCTTTCTCCTGGCAATACAATCTCTTGCCAGAAACATTGAACTGACAAATATTTATGCATTCAAATTTCCGGGTGATGTAATTCCTGGCCAGTCACATTTGCGTTTTCAAATCTCCAGGCAACGCAATCTCTTGCCTGTAACATTGAATGAACCAATATTAGCGCATTCAAATTTCCAGGCAACGCAATTTCTTGCCAGAAACATTTAACTGACCAATATTTGCGCATTCAAATTTCCAGGCGATGTAATTCCTGGCCGGTTATATTTGTATTTTCAAATCTCTAGGCAACGCAATCTCTTGCCAGCAACATTGAATGAACGAATATTTGCACGTTCAAATCTCCAGACAATGCAATCTCTTGCCAGCAACATTGAATGAACGAATATTTGCACCTTCAAATCTCCAGGCAATGCAATCTCTTGCCGGCAACATTGAATGATCAAATATTGGGACATTCAAATCTCCAGGCAACGCATTTTCCCACATCTCCAACCAATATCGTAAATGTTCAAAATAATTGAAATTCAAAATAATTGGCAGTTCCATGGCCACCTGAACTCTAAAACAACAATGTTACCAACACGAAAATACAATAATATTCTCTTAGACGGCACTTCTTCAGCAGGCAAGTCCAGCATAGGAAAGATTCTGGCAACTTATGGATATGTTCTTTCAAGCGCAGACGATCTCGAGAACAAGAAAGTGAGACTCGGTGTTCAAAAAAGAATGGATCTGAGTAGATATTACAGCGAACAAGAAATGAAAGAATTGTATGAGTCTGTAATAGCAGAATTAATGCGTATAAAAGAGAAAGCTGTTGTGTATGATGATATTGTACAGACAATTGCAACTCAATATCCAGAAGACAAAATATTCATAATTGTAGTTTACACATCTTTGGAAAATTTGATTAGAAATATTAAGGCAAGGGCAGAAATTGAACCTCGATTGTCTGTTGGCGCTTTTAAACAATTTTCGGAAAGATATATTGTAACAAACGAAATTGATGGAATTGATAGAGTAAATCGGCGAGTTTTTGGAGAAAAGTTAGAAAAGGAGATGAAATATCTATTTGAATCAAAAGAAAGATTGACGAAATTTGTGGAAGACGTATTCGGAAAGATGGGAATTTACGACGATGATTATCATTTTATCAAATTGCGAGAGAATTATAGATGCGATTATTTGTTAAAAGTGGGGGTGCGCAGTTTGGATGAGGTAACGAAAGAGTTGGAACAGTTTATTTGTTGATTTTGATAATTAAATTTTTTAATTATCAATACTAAAAAGGTTATTGAATGTGACCCGTATTCCCTTTCTCAATCCGTTTTGAATTAGACCTACATAAAAAAAATTGAAATTTGAAACGTTAGACACATTTAATTAACTATCTTATCATCAAGAATGTTCCTTAGATTTATCCAACGAACTAACAGATCTTATACGAGAGGATATATGGCTAAAATACATCGGCTCGCTTATCAAGATTATCTTTACAAAATACCAATCGATACCACACATATCGTCAGTCGCGGGAAAAAATATGCGCTGAACGAAAAACACACGATACAAATTTTAAGTCAGGAATGTTTAAAACCGGATGCGGGATGTACTAACATACCTTCGGTTGCGACGTACGAAGTTGAACTATTATATCGTAATAATTCTGCAGCAGGATTAATACATTGGTTAATGCAATATGAAAAGTGCCACGAACAGCTTCTTAATGGGGGCAACGTACGTGTATTTGATATAGCATTTCAACATATGATCTGGATTTATATTCGTGATGAATCGAACGATGATACGTTGTTGTCTTGCGTTTTTTTAAAATATTCAAAGGTTAATGTTGCCGAATTATTTGTGACAATCGCCGCATATCATGATGTTAAAAAAATGGATAAGCTAATGAATTTAATAGAAAAACATGATCTTGTCGCAAATTTGAATTATGATCAGTTTTATCGTATCTGTGCGCATACACATTTAGAAATATTGCAGCTAACCATAAAATTTTTCGAAAGAATAAATAAACCCATTGATATTCGCGGATACAGCGAAGTTATTAAAGATCTATATTTTTTACAAAAAAATGACCAGATTGATTTTTTAATAGAGTTATCAAAGTCAGAGCCATATAAACGATTCAGGAAAGATATTTTTGAAGACTATCTGCGTTTTGGTGCTTTTCATGCTGATTTAGAATCAATTGCAAAGTTGGTTACGAGATTTTGATAATTAAATGTTTTTAATTAAAAAAATTGAAAAAAAAATACATACGAAGGTCATTATATCAAATAATTAATCATTGCAAAATGATAAGTAAAAAAATACAACAAAAACACAAATTCGGAGATTCTCTTACGATGATCTTTAATAAAAATGACGGTGTAGACATATTTTTTATATCATTTGTTCTTTTGTTCTCTTTAATTTTTATATTGACCACTGTTTATTTACCCTATGTAGGATTTTTTATCGCAGGATATGTGATATATTTACTATTTTTGTCGTATCAAAATCTTTATTCTCTCAACGAAAGATGTGGAACCCTGACTGATAATTTCGTTGCATCAGTTTACAAAAAAAACGACATCGATGAAATAAAAGAAATGATAGTTCGTTATAATTCTGATTATTTTTATGCTTATTGTATGAAAAACAAAGATGCATATTGTGAGTTATTAGAAGATACAATGTTTTCTTTTTCAAGAGATGATGGACATATTTTGCAGGATGATGTTACAACCGAATACGTTTTAGAAAAAGGAACTAAGTTAAAAATTCCAAGCGAATCTATGTTTCAACTTGATTGTAAAGAAAGTACACAAATTATTATCAAAGTGGGCAATTCTCTAAAATGTTTTAGCGCAACAGGTTCGTATCATAAAATCAATGGCAGACAAAAATCTATATATAAAACACATATCAAAATTAAAGCAGGGACAAAAGTTTCTCTCACAGAAGGCGAGTATGAAAAAATGATCTATTTTAATATGTTTCAAGAAAATGATATGTATCCGCAATATATCATAACTAAAAGAATGAATGGAGTATTGATTGGATGAGCAAAAAAATTGAATTTGCTATTACATAACAAATTCACTATTTAGTATTATCAAAATAAGAATGAACGATAGAGATACATTATGGCAAATATTAAATCATTTGAACCTGGTCGATGTAGTCAATTGTTCGACTGTTAACAAACTTTTAAAAGAAGTATGTGATTTACAATATATGAGATTGTTGGATGAATATGCAAATGTTCGAATAGATTTTTCAACGAAAATTTCATATAAACAAATTTATGTTGCGTATTATGAACTAGATATTTTTTTGGGGAAATCTTACAATACCGATTTGGCAGATTTTTTTCTTTTTTCTGTGACTAGTTTAAAATGCAATTATAAAAATATTGTTAGACTACCGGAATCAATCGGACAACTTGTTAGTTTGCAAGAATTGTTATTAGAATGCAATCGAATATCCGAAATACCTGAATCGATTGGACAACTTAATAATTTGCAACAATTACTTTTAGGTGAGAACCTAATAACAAAATTACCAGAATCAATAGGACAGCTTGTTAATTTGCGAGAATTATGGTTGAATGGTAATAAAATAACGAAATTACCAGAATCAATAGGACAGCTTAGTAATTTGCAAGAATTATGGTTGTACGATAATAAAATAACAAAAATACCGGAATGGATTGGGCGACTTGTTGGGTTGCAAACTTTATGGTTAGACGAAAATAAAATAACAGAAATACCAAAATCAATAGGACAACTTAGTAATTTGCAGGATTTATCGCTAAGTCATAATCAAATAACTGAAATACCAGAATCAGTTGGGCAACTTAATAATTTGCAGAATTTATCGCTAAGTCATAATCAAATAACTGAAATACCAGAATCAATTGGGCAACTTAATAATTTGCGAGAGTTGAGGTTGAGTTATAATCAAATTGCTGAACTACCAGAATCAATTGGGCAACTTAACAATTTACGAAAGTTGTTACTATGTCGTAATCCGATATTGAACATACCAGAATCAATACAACGACTTATAAATTGTGACATTTTACGATAAAAGATTGAATTTGTTACCACGTAATAAATTCAATCGTTAACGATATTCAATTCTTTGCTGCGACATATTCAACATTCAACGATCCATTGAATGTGATATGCAGATCTCCAGCAAATTATGATCCTTTGCTGTAACATTGCATTCAACATTCAATGATCTATTGAATATGACGTGTAAATCTCCGATAAACAAAATATGATCCTTTTCTGCAACATTGCATTCAGTGATCTATTAAATATGCAACGCAAAACTTCAGCAAATATGATCCTTCGCTGTAACATTTCAACATTCAATGATCTATTGAATACGATGCGCAAATCTCCAATAAACAAAATATGATCCGTTGCCGCATTTAATATTCAATGATTTGTTGAATATGACATGCAAATCTCCAGCAAATTATAGTTCTTTGCTGCAGCATCCAGTGATCCATTGAACAATAAATGCAAATTTCCAGCAAACTACGATTCTTTGCTGCAACATCGCGTTCAACATTCAATGATCTATTGAATATGCCATGCAAATCTCCAGCAAATATGATCCTTTGCTGCAACATTGCATTTAACATTCAACAATCTATTGAATATGACATGCGAATCTCCAGCAAATCACAATCCTTTGTCATAACATTCCATTCAACGATCCATTGAATATAACGTGCGCGTCTCCAGAAACTATGATTCTTGCCGCAGTATACGTTAATTGGGTAAAAAATATCGACAATTTATTAATTATCGATATTAAGATCTATGTTAACCAAATGATGATCGAATTATCTTTGCATACATTTTTTGACACAATTGATAACTATCGGATCCTCTGATTTTAACACATCATCGCTAACATTGCATTCATTTTCTAACGCAAACATCAGAACATCTATATGTCCTTGAGAAGCTGCTTCCGAACAAACTCTCTCATCCCACGGACATATTTCTGTTTCATCTGATTCAATACCATACTTATTTCTATCAACGCCGCGTAACCATTTTAATATATCTAACTGACCATGCCTGGCTGCTCTTTTAGAAACAGTCGCATTCCATCCAAAACCTTGCTTGCGACACCAAATTATTATATGAAGATGACCATTGATAGCTGCATATTTGATAACTTTATTCACAGAACATCCCTTCAAATATTGATATTGCAATATTTCTAAATTTCCATTAAGAGCCGCTCGCCAACAATGATGGATAGATAAATCATATCCCCAACTTACAAATAATTCCAAAATGGCTAAAGATCCGCCTACATTACTTTTACCTATTTTTTTTTCTAACGCAAAATTTGCTGAAGTTTCATCAACTTTAGCGCCAATATCATGTAACCATATTATCATATCTAAGTTGCGACTACAAACAGCTTCATTAAACACATGTGCACTGATAACATCATATCCTTTTGAATAAATATATTGCAAACACTCTAAATTCCCACTCCCGGCTATCAACGCAACGTGATTATCGTTGACCAGACAAATATTATTTTCTATCAACCATTTCCAAATGTGGATATGTTCGCACAAAAAAAAAATATCGGATATCGTGAATCCGAGTTCTAGTGCATATTTTATAATATCCAAATTTCCACTTCTGCCTGCACCTGATATGACGCCCTGTACATGTTTTGGATCTGTCAAATGTAAAAATTTTATTACATCAAAATGATTATTTAATGCAGCAAAATAGCCAATGCGTCCGTCTCTATAATTTTTTTCAAAAAGATATCTAACCATTTCCATATTCCCATTTTTGGCAGCACCGCAAGCGGCAACATTTAAATTTTTGTGATGTTCTTCTAACCATTTTATCGTTTCAAATTGATTGGCCTTAGCAGCAGCGACGGCAACCATATTATCAAATAAATAACCGCGAACATGACAGAATTCTAATAATTGAATATTTCCAATCTTCGCAGCTCCTCGCATCGCATAAGCAACATTTAGAGATTTATAACCTGGCATAGATAGCATCTTTATAATAAGAGATGTGTCTCCACGCGCCCCTAATTTTTTATAGACCTTGGGAAATCTACACAGAATTCCGTTTTCTAAAATTACATATTTATCTGGTATCTCTCTGTTATCGTACAATAATTCAATTGTATATTTATAAAGAGGGATATTGAGACCAAAATAACTTTTATAGTGAAAGAACTGATTATCATTAACCATTTTTTGAAACGCTGACTCGATAAGTGGCATATGAATAGAGAATTTATTGATGTCAATGCATGTGCGCAAGAAAGAGCGTTTGTCGGTGATAGGTAGAATAAAGAAAATGAGTCGGTAAATGTCAGTATTCAGAGTTGCCATTATTAGATATTGTTATTAGTCCTAACGATTGATTAGAGATTTATTGATATCAATTTTTATAAAAATAATATCAATCTAAATAGCCCAAAGGTAATTTGATACATAGTTGTCCTATTTTGGGAATCAATTCAATCAACGTTCCATTCGTCGGTAATGGCACTTCTGGTTCGTTTATTAATTTAGCAAGCAATGTCTGAGAGTTATAATAGTAGGCTTTGATAGTAATATCATTGCTTCGACCCCGCATAATTAATTTATCTTCTTTTCTAGTGAATGCTAAATCGAATCTTTGGGATAATATTTTTCGAATACAATTGTTTGGTAGCTTATCAAAAGCAATGAAATTTTCGTTCTCGCTCAATTTAGGATGAATCACGTTCGATTGAAACAAGTCAATTATTCCGCTCATAGGAACATGCGTTGAATCATGCATAAGTGGTTCTAATTGTATTTTTAGATCTTCATCAAGATTGTCGTAGCGTTTCTTGCACGACGATAAAATTTCAGCGAATTCATCATGAAGGAATGACATATTAGATTGTTCGATTATTTTATTGATACATCTTTCTGTTGATAATATTTTCAATTTTTTGATGTTCAAAAAAAATGAAATAAATATCGTTACATACATAATCACAATATAATCGTCAAAAAATGATGGAGGTGACAGAACTCGGCAACTTGTTGGTTTGCGAATATTAAGATTGACTAACAATAAAATTACTAGATTACTAGAAACGATAAAAAATTGATTATTATTCTGTCAACATATTGTTTTGATACATCAATCGCAAAAATGTACAATAAAATCCAGAGCACCTTATGTGGCATATATTCTGCGTCTGCGTTATATACATTATTGTATGCGATGGTATATACGCGATTATTTTTAATCAAAAGCGAAGAACATGATACCGAATCTTCTAATTATGATGGTCGTCTTAATTGGTATGTGAACAACATGGGTTATATAGACGGATTTATTCGTACGATATCAACGTTGAGTGGCATATGGGTTAGTTTGACACATTATGCAGATAATGTGCGATCTTAAATATCTGTGGACAACACTATTACTAATGTTTCAAAAATTAGACAAAAATAAATTGAATTTATTTTTGTGCAACACTGACAAAATAAAGTTGTTCAAAAATGAACGACTCTTGCCAGTAACATCGAATGATCCAATATTGTCATATTCAAATCTTCCGGCAACCCTAGTAACATCGAATGATCCAATATTGGTGCATTCAAATCTCCAGACAATTTAAATTCTTGCCAGCAACATTGAATTATCTAATATTTGATGCGTTCAAATCTCCAGGCAATTCAAATCCTTGCCAGCAATATTGAATGATCAAATATTGTCACATTCAAATCTTCCGGCAATTCCAGTAACATCGAATAATCCAATATTGACGTATTCAAATCTCCAGGCAATTCAAATCCTTGCCAACAACATTGAATAATCCAATATTGACGCATTCAAATCTCCGGGCAATTCAAATTCTTGCCAGCAACATTGAATAATCCAATATTGACGTATTCAAATCTCCAGGCAATTCAAATTCTTGCCAGCAACATTGAATAATCCAATATTGACGCATTCAAATCTCCAGGCAATTCAAATTCTTGCCAGCAACATTGAATAATCCAATATTGACGCATCCAAATCTCCAGGCAATTCAAATTCTTGCCAGCAACATCGAATAATCAAATAATGGTGCATTCAAATCTTCAGGCAATTCAAATCCTTGCCAGCAACATTGAATAATCCAATATTAACGCATTCAAATCTCCAGGCAATTCAAATCCTTGCCAGCAATATTGAATGATCAAATATTGTCACATTCAGACCATAATACAATCTCTTACCAGAAAGATTATTAAAAAAAATTGATTTAAAAATGGTACGATTGGTCATCTATACTATATCCTATTATTATGATATCTTTTGACGAACTAACGCTAATATTGAATTATTTTCCAACGTGCAAATTAGTACATTGGAGACTGGTTAATTGCGAATTCAAGAAAATTATCGATAAAATTTTGACAAATCGGCGTAATGGATTTAATTGCACAAATTTTTTGCTTACAACCAACAATCAGTCAAAATACCGATTAGAATACGGATGCACCCACATAAATTTATGGCAGGAAATGTCTCGTGACGAAATCATCGACGATTATTTTGCCGTCGCTTGTAAATTTATACACGCAAATCCAAATACTTGTATCGATATGCTCAATTTTTTATCCGAACATAGATATTTCTTTAAAGAAATGACCATGAATGAACGGCCAGAAATAGATACGCTACAAAAAATTTTAAACGTAAAAAACTACGACGCAAAAAAAATTGCACGTATAATTGAATTGTATCCTCCAAGTTCGTTTCCTGCCGATGTAGGTTTTTTATTGTTAAAAAATGGCAGCTTCGATATTTTGCTCGAATTACAAAAACGCAATGCTAATCCTAGTAAATTTGATATAACTATGAACAGCATAGTGATGCATTATCCAAAAATTATAAGAGTAATGATAGGTTATTATCTAACATTATGTACATACATAGACAATTTATCGCGATTTGTTGGATCATCTGTCAATAATTTATTTAAAACAATCAGTAATCTAAATGAATATTTTTTCGTGTTTTATTGATATCAACATAGCTCGTTTGATAATTGATAATTTTGATGGATTATCAAACATTTTAGAAATATTTGATCAAAATAGCATAACATTGATAATTAAAATTTTTATTTATCAACTGGATATTCATCGCGAACTATAATCTCTAAATGTTTTCACAGATGTGCGCGACAGAGTTGTATCGTCTATCGGCAAATCATAGTTACTATGTAATGCTATTTCTTTGACTGACGCTGGCATTTCGTTAATCGATTGTTTAAATTCACATCCAAATGTTAAATGTGTTACTAATGGTATGTCGTTTTTGATATCTTGGTTAAATTTATAACCAAATTTTAAATGAGTCACCGACGGAATGCGATTTATTATTGATTTGTTAAAATTGTATCCGAAACTTAGATGTGTTATCGAATCAGGAATTCCATCGATCGATTCATTGAAACACGTACCGAATATTAAATGTCTTACTGACTGTGGTATGGTATTATTTTTAACAGGATGACGATAATAATAGCCAAACGTTAAATGTGTCACTGACAATGGAATATTATCTTTTATGGAATGACTAAAGCTGCTACCAAATTTTAGATGTGTTACTGACGGCGGAATATTATTTTTAATAGATTTGTTAAATTCGTCACCAAATTTTAGATGTGTTACTGATGAAGGGATTACGTCATCTATTGTTTTATTGAAATATTGACCAAATGTCAAACGTGTTATTGGGCTGGAAATTTTGCTGTCAATAAATTGGTTAAAAAATCTGCCAAATGTTAAACGCGTCACTGAAGATGGCATTTTTTTAATTAATATTCTCAAATAGTGACCAATTTTAGTCGGGGAAGCAGATAAGGGAATGTTAGATGGATTTGTTGTTAGATGGACGTGTTTAATGAACTTGGGATAACATTTATCAATATTATATGACCGATGCGCTATTTTTGTCACGTTAAATTTTACATATTCGAAGTTATCAAAATATGGCAAATATGATATCTTAATCAGACTTATTGCGTCTGTGTATTTTATCTTATGTTTTATTTTGTTCATCTGTTTTGATGTTGCGCATAGATAAATTTTTTCCTTGTCTTTTAAAAATTCAGAGATTATTGAGAAGGTGTCATCGTTGAGTATATTCATTTTATTGAATTATTATTTTGATTATATTTGTATTGTTTTGATCAATTTTTTTGTCAAATAGTCTAAAAAATTGATTTATATTTTGCCAGAAGCTCTGATTCCGCTAACATGGATTCAAAATGTTCAACACAATAAATAATCAAAAATCGATCGGAGAATATCACATCGACAAGTACATATCATTTATGATTAACAATACAGCATATTCGTTACACCAAAATTATATGAATCGAATAAGTATATTTGCATCTCACAAAGATTGCCCAAATGACATAATAATGATAACACATGATACTTCAGACGAAGATGTTGAATGCGTAATAAAATGTGTATGTGACGAAGAATACACTTGCAACAAAGATGTTAAATCTTTCACAGATATTCATAGATTCGTATCGTACATTGGGCCAGATGAAATATTGACAGAACGGATTTTTAAGAAGATAAATAGAAACAAGATGACGATGATTGAATTTGTTGAAGCTTTCAAAAATTATGCAGATACGGCTGAAACTAAAGACTTGTTAAGGTATTATGTGCTGATGATAAAAGCGAATACTAAAGTGATCATGGACAACCGACAATTGTTGATAGATATTTTTTCGCCAAATATGAGATTATTTATAATGCGGGGCATTTTAGAGGATAAATATATGAAAGGAACGCATCATGTTGACACCAATCAAAATAAATATCAAATTCGGAAAACCGTTTCAATAGAATATTTTGATTATTTAGAAGAAACAGTATTTGGCACGAATACAAAAAAAGAATTGATATATGAATCAAACATGTGTTCTTTTTTTGCAGACGAAATTAAAATTTGTGAAACAGAGTTAGATGATGAAAATAAAGAGGTTGATATAACAGCTACTATAGCATATTATTGTGCAAAATTATTAATGGAATCGGATGAACCCGTGAGGATTTTGATGAAGGATTCGAGCGAGGAAACATCCGATTCGTCCGACACTTATTCTTATTAAAATAATTTTGATAAGAATATTGTCGTTATAAAATTGTCATTTTTTTGAAACCAAACCCAGACACACTATATGGAATTCCATCAATATAAATGACGTCGCCAACAGACATTGAAGTATGTGTATTTTTTTCTTGAATATATTTTTGCATCGCCACCGTACTTAATGGATTTTGATCACTATTATAGATCGCGAATAAATCATCAAGAAATTTATTGACATCATCTCCAACATTTTTTGTAAATGTATGAACATTGGAATAATATTTTTCATTTTCGAGAAGTCGTGGATCAACGTTTCCACTAAATATTATGTTAAAAGCAAATGGCAGTGTAGCCACTGCATCGGTGTAATAATAAATTTTAATTGTGGATTCCATATGTGTATGTTCGATATAGATGAATATTTTTGGTTAAGAGTTCAATTATCAATTTTTTCTTGTGTCCTCTCGCTACATTGTAATATTTATTCAAATAATTATTGAAATCTCGTAGCAATCGACAGAAATAAAAATCTGTCTAGTATTGTTGCTGTGAAACTTAAAATTTTTATATTAAGAAAAATGCGTTTGCGCCAAAGATAGGTAAATATTTTACGCATCATTGTTTCTCGTTTTGTTCGGTCATAAGAATTTGAACATCTGATTCATTACCGACAATATTATCAGGGAGATTTTTTAGTTCATTATTGATATCGGTTATTCTAATACGACAAAAATAGATCACACTTATGAACAGCGTAACTAATACCGACCCGATAAAAAAGATTACAAATGCCAGCAGATGATACATTAAAATAAATATGATATAGCCCAATCCTTCTGTATCATCCTTGCAAAATGAACGACTATCTGTTAATCGACATATTCTCCAGCCTCCGAATATTATCACACTTTCAACAATCACCACCGCAGCCGCTATCGCAAGAATTCGACATATTAACATAACAAATCTATTCAGAGATCGACTACGCACGAATATATTTTGGGGATCATCGGTTTTGAAAAAACATAAAATAGTGTAGGTCTGTTTTTCTTCGAGAGCGACGTATTTTTGTTGATCATCCATGTCTTGTGTTGTACAATATATAATACACTTATCTGGTAGTTCTATTGTCAATTTTTTTGGTAATGACGATTTTATCAATTTTTAGTTAAAAATTGATAAAATATATTAGTCGCCGAGTACTCCAACGTGCAAACTATATACAATTTGATCTTTGGACAAATCTATATATGTTTTTATGATATTCACGTTGCTAAAATTGTTCGATTCAAAAAAATTTATTTTGCTGCTCGGTAAACTATTATGTTCGTTAAAAAATTCTCTCACGTTTGCACAATCATTTGGAAAACTCACACTTGGACCTCCCTCACTTTGTTTGTGAATATATTCATCCTTGTCGATCGGATGTTGCAACAATGTTTGCATGCGCTGTAAGAGAAAAGAACACTTGTTAGCCTTTTCGCGCACAGGTCTTTCTCTTTCATATTGTTTTTCTGCTTCTATTTTTCGTTCAGATGCGATTATCTTTTCTATTTTATCTTTTGCTTCGGCCATTTTTAATGATTATGATGTTTTTGATAGTATTCTGGCGTTTAAAAAATCACTTTTTTATGATGCGATAAAAAATTTATTTAAAAAATAGTATTACGTTTGATAAATTATCATCATCTATCATTATGTTATTTCAAGCACATGATATGGACTTTGTGATAAAAATAATCGATTTGACAGAAGAGATTGGATGTGATTTGCGCGAGAATCAAACGATCCTGGATAATTTATTTTTAATATTGATTTGTATAAATTCTTCAGATAATCATAAATTAGAAGCACTTACTAAGAATTATTGTGTATTTGTTATTGGTAACAAGTGCTATATTTGTTGATACATGCGCACTTATTATTAATACGCCGATGTTTATTATTGATAACAAACGTTACATTTATTGATACATGAGTGCCTGGTATTGATACATAGGCAATTGTAATTGATAACAATCGCTACATTTATTGATATATGAGCGCTTATTATTGATCATAATTACTCATGTGTTAATAAGGCATAGGTAATTGTAATTATAATTAATAACAAGCGCTATATTTATTGATACATGCGCGCTTGTTATTAATACGTGAGCGATTGTAATTAATCACAATCGCTACATTATTGATACACGAGCACTTGTTATTAATACTTAGGTGATCATAATCAATAATAAATGGCTGACATCATTAGTAATAATACGTTTATTATATGATCGAATATTATAATAACGTGTTGTCACGATAAACTAAAGTGTACGTATTCATTTGTTTTGCCACAAACGAACAGACATTTTTTGAAATAATATGATAATTATGTATATATAGTGTGTGTGATGATAAGTTTTTTAAAACAATATTCGAGTATACCTGAACAATTTATAGATGATTTTTATGGTATTATGGGGGAAAATAATAATCCTCACGATTTTGTTATAGATTTTGATATAGTCGCAAAATGGTTTGGTAGGTTAAAGGGCAATTTGAAAAAAACATTGATGTCGAATTTTGATTCCGATATAGATTATATTATAATTCCAATAACAAAAAATCACGATAATTATAAAGGATCAACTGTAGAAGAAAAAATAATGTTAACGGTATTATGTTTCAAAGAATTATGTATGATATGTCGTCGATCGCCTAATGCAGAAAAAGTACGACTATACTATATCGCGTTGGAAGGTTTGATGGTAAAGTATCATCATTATATCGAAAAAAGTTTGAGAGAAAAAATAGGTTTGTTGGAGCAAAATCAAAAACCAAAGATAAACGTAGAAATAGGAATAATATATTTTTTTGAAGCTTTAAATGTATCGAAGATAGACGACGAAATGATGTATAAACTGGGAAAGACAACTGATAAAAATAATAGATTTAACACATATAATTCGGGGAACGCAAACGATATTGAACCATTATTTATATTAGAAGTAAATGATATAGACAGCGTAGAAGGATGTATTATAAATTTATTAAAAAAATACCAATACAGAAAACACAAAGAAATTTATAAAATAGATAAGGAGGCACTAAAAGAAGCGTTTATGATGTGTGACGAATTGGTAAAAGGATTTGTAAGATATGAAAGGAAACACGGGAAAGAAAAATTAAAAAAATCGGCCAAAAAATTACAGGGTGGAGGTTTTCTTCTAATGAAAATTACTAAAATGTCTTCATAATATCGAATTATTAATAACTAAAATTTTTAATTATCAATGATGATTTGTATCATTTTAGACGACGAGCACTTAGTAAGTATTATATAAAAAATGTTAAAATTATCAAATTGATAAATTAACACGATCTGCAAGGTAATTTACCTTTCCCATGACATTTAAAACATGTAGAATAACCGGAACAGCACCGAACTTGAATAGTTTTATGTACATAACGACCATTATCTTTTTCGCTAACTGATCGAATAGTAGATCCGCTGCCACGACACTTGCCACACATAATTCTACCATTTGAACAACCACATGGTATGTTTTTATAGTTGAGACAAGTGCGACATAAATTTTTTTTTGCGGACATCGAGAATGAATGATTAATTAGACATGGAACTTGCTGATAGATTATTATTCAATTTTTTTGACGTAAGAAGGATAGATGTGGAATATTTTGAAAAATGGCTTCACATCCTTATCAAATTTAAAATATTTGATTCTGGATACTATGTTGATTCTTACAATTTTTGCAAGTTTTTTCAATGTATTCTCGATATTTTTGAGGTGTATTCTGGCGCAATATTCCTTGACCGCAATTAACTCTACCCATATTTTCAATAATATATCGCAAACAATCAAATTGATCGTTTTCGATAGCAACTTCAGCTAAATCAGTATGCCAATCAGCTTTATATATAGTATGTAACTCTTTTAAACATTGTAAATGTCCAAGAGCGGTGACATATGACATCAATGCGTAATTGATGTGTCCATAATTATCATCTGTGATCACCCTAACGCATTCGTAGTTTTTTAGTTCATCATACTTTTTATTGATCAAATTATATAATCCATCACATTCTTCGCGTTTGTTGTACAAAATTTTTGCAGCCTGAATGCAATCGCAACTCATTTATATCATTTTTAGAGATTATATATGACAGATACAAACGTATTATGAAATTTTTGTGTTTACAAAAGCGTAATATATAAGATCAAAATCGAACAACAGCAATTGTGATAGTTAATTTTTTTAGTTATCACTATTCTCTATAAATTTTTATCCTCTTCCTTACAGATTTATGTATCGGTATATAATAATTCTGACTCAACTTAACTTGTTTGACTGTCATCGGCAAATTGTTGATAGATTTGGCAAAAGACTTGCCAAATGTAATATGCGTCACAGAAGATGGCATGCAATCATCAATATTTTGATCAAAATGGCTACCGGAGTTCAAATGAGTCACTGACAATGGAATACAATCTTTGATCGGTTGGTCAAAACAAGCCCCAAATGTTAAATGTGTAACTGATGATGGGATAGAATCTTTTATTGATTTGTTGAAACTAACTCCGAATGTTAAATGTGTAACTGAAAATGGAATACAACCTTTGATTGGTTGATCAAAACGATGGCCAAATCTCAAATATGTTACCGATGGTGGGATGCATCCTTCGATAGGTTGGTTAAAATATTCACCGAACCTTAAATATGTCACAGAATTTGGGATACATCCTTTTACGGATTGATTGAAATAGAATCCGAATCTTAAATATACTACTGACGGTGGAATTTTTACTTTTTGGTCGAAACTGTTATCAAATCGCAAATGTGTTATATCGGATGGAATGTTGGCTGTTATCGATTTGAAATAGATATACTTGGCATATTTGGGTCGTCTTTCTTTTTGGGTTGATATTTTGACACATTCAAAATTATCAAAATATGGTAGATTTTTTATATCGTGGACGTTCATCCTTTTTTGATATCTGAATATATATTTCAATGAGTCCATTCTTTTCGATGTCATCGTCAAATAAATTTTTTGTTTGTCCGTTAGGAACCTACTTAGTTCAAAAAAAGTATCGTCGTATTCCATAGGTTACTTTAGATTGTCCAAGTTAGTTAAATTTGTGTTTGATGGATCAATTTTTATTTTACAATAACACCATTGATAATCAAAGAAATTTTGATTATCGATAGCAAAAAATTTTCTCACCGGTAACATTTGACTGGCAAATATCTCTGTGTACAAATCTTCTGGCAATTCTCTCGCTAGTAACATTGAATAGATAAATATTAACACATTCAAATCTCATGGCAAGAGAATTGCCAGTAACATTGAACGGATAAATATTTGCACATTCAAATCTCAAGGCAATTCTCTTACCAGTAACATTGAATAAATATTCGCGCGTTCAAATCTCTCGCCAGCAACATTGAATGGGCAAATATTTATACGTTCAAATCTCAAGGCAAATCTCTTGCCAGTAACATCGAATGAACAAATATTCGCTCGTTTAAATCTCAAGGCAAATCTCTTGCCAGTAACATTGAATGAACAAATATTCGCTCGTTTAAATCTCAAGGCAAATCTCTTGCCAGTAACATTGAATAGATAAATATTTACGATTATCATTTTTTGGAACGCAGATTCGATGAATGATCAATAAAAAAAATGAAAATACTAATCTCAAATTGTATAAGATAACAAATAATATACAATATGATAAATTCACTTCCACACGAAATCATAAGTCAACAGATCAATAATAAGAATGCATATGTGTGTAAATTATGGTACAAAATATGGTGTAATAAACAGATGAGTATCAGATTTGAGCGTTTCAATATATTTGGACGCACAATAACGATCGATTATTCGTTTGATATGATTTCTAAATTCAAAAATGTAACAGAGCTAAATTTAGGAGAAAAAACTGTTGTTGATAAATCTATCATATCATTGAAGGCGCTGCGAACGTTGAATGTTGATAGAAACATTCATGTTGTGGATAAATTATTAATCAAATTAACGAATTTAACATCGTTATCACTCATTTCGAATACTCAGATAACAGATAAGTCGTTAAAACATTTGACTAATATTCGAGAATTACATCTACGCGGCAACATAAGAATTACCGACGCATCGTTGTCGAATTTGACACAACTGACAACATTGGACGTTTGGGATGTTCCAATAACCGATGATTCATTAAAGCGTCTTGTGAACATTTCTCACCTGTCAATAAAATCGCACACATCCATAACAGATGATTCGATAAAACGACTCACAAAAATAGACACGTTAATTATATGGAACTCTAGATCAATAAGTGATAAATCTATTAAGCATCTTACAAATATTAATCGTTTGTGCGTATCTAATTGTAACTTAGTAACCAATAAATCGATCAAAAAGTTAACAAACATAAACACAATGGATATTGAAAATATAGATAACGTAACGTACAAATCATTAAAATATTTAACAAATTTAACAAAATTAAGATTGTGTGATTATGTTGGAATCGGACACGTTGAACTAGGAAAACTAACAAATTTAAAATCATTGAATGTTGATAGTGGAACAGATATATCTGGGAAATCCCTTCGTCTGTTGACAGGACTCGAACATTTAAGGTTGATTATAGATGATGTATCAAACAAAGACATAGAGAAACTCACAAATTTAAAGCTGCTGAAGTTGTACGAAAGTACAGAAATAACCGGCGACGCGATACGTAAATTAACAAAACTTGAAACGTTAAAGTTATTCAGAAATAAAATGTCAAATAAGGATATCAATATGCTCACAAATTTAAGAAAACTATATTTGGAAGATTGTGATCATGTACGAAAATCTAAATTAAAGCTTCCAAATTTGGTCAAATTTAGACAAGATGAATAAAACAATTGTTTATTGATAAGCAAATATTTTGACTATCAATATTATATCCCGTTATTCACTTTTAATTAGCTCTGTAGTGATATGACCTGGTCAACCTTTCTGTCAATGAATGAATTAATATTGGCGCATTCAAATCGCTAGCAACACAATCTCTTGCCAGCGACGTTGGACGAACATTTGGACATTCAAATCTCCAGGTAATGAAATTTCTTTGCCAGTAACATCAAATAATCAAACTTCTAGGCAATATATACTCTTGCCAGTAATATTGAAAGATAAAACCTTGCCATATCCAGTTGCTGGCAATGCAATGCCCTGCCAGCAACATTGAATGATCAAATATTTGCACATTCAAATCTCCAGGCAACACAATTTCTTGCCAGTAACATTGAATAATCAAATATTTGTTCGTTCGAATCTTCGGGCAATACAATTTCTTGCCAGTAACATTGAACGAACAAATATTTGCACATTCAAATCTCCAGGTAACGCAATTTCTCGCCGGTAACATTGAATGATCAAATATTTGAACGTTCAAATCTCAAGGCAATACAATCTCTTGCCAGCAATATTGGACATTCAAATCTCCTGACAATACATTTTCTTGCCAGTAACATTGAATGATTAAATATTTGAACATTCAAATCTCCAGGCAATACATTTTCTTTCCAGTAACATTGAATGATTAAATATTTGAACGTTCAAATCTCCAGGCAATATATTTTCTTGCCAGTAACATTGGACGTTCAACCTTCCAGGTAACATAATTTCTCGCCAGTAACGTTAAATGATCAAATATTCGAACGTTCAACTTTCCAGGTAATACAATCTCTTCCCAGTAACATTGAACGTTCAAATCTCTAGACAATACAAACTCTTGCCAGTAACATTGAACGAACAAATATTTGAACCTTTAAATCTCCAGACAATACAATTTCTTGCCAGTAATATTGAATGATCAAATATTTGAACGTTCAAATCTCCAGGCAATACAACCTCTTGCCGGCAACATTAAATGATCAAATATTTGCGTGTTCAAATCTCCGGGCAACACAATCTCTTGCCAGTAACATTGATGATCGAATATTTGAACGTTCAAATCTCCGGGCAACACAATCTCTTGCCAGTAATATTGAATAAAAAATATATTTGAACGAATAACGTTCTACATGAGTTAGCAGATGTAGTTGTATAAATATCGGCATGACCATAAACGCAGAATAATGATAAAACAGAGTATGACAACACGAATAATATTGATAAGTAAAAAATTTATTTAACAATATCAACGCCGAGAAATGATAATAAGTCCAGCATCGTAATCAAATTTCAAATGAGGAAAGTTCTTTTGTGCAGACATAATCAGAATAGCTGCGAGACGTTGGGTAACCTTACCAATTGCACCTGTTTGATTTTGTTCACGAGAAAAAAAGGATCCGATAGGTGAACAGTTAAGTTCGACAGATAGACGTCCATTTGTGTTAGGAATGTATGTCAAGGCAATTGTAGATGATGATATGTAGATAATAATAATTGAACACCGTGGAAGAAAATCAATTTTTTTTGGATAAATGTATCAGTCCCGGGTTTGCTTTAGTGTTAGTTTTGGATATTGTTCCACGCGCAGTTACAATAAAATTACAGAAATACCGGGAATAATAAGACAACTCAACAAATGTCGCATTATTATGCAATAAAAATTAATCGTTGATAGACAAATATTTTGACTATCAACAATTCAAATCAATGTTAACAAAGTAGTTAATATTGTCATAATGTTTCTACATAAATCTAAATTTATCGCAGACGAATCGACACGTCTCATCTCATCTATTTTTTCAAGTAATACAGCCGCATCGCCGTCGCATCGCAGTTTGCCTTTAGCGATTTTTGCAGCTAATAATAATTCATCACGATGCATTGATTCTGATACGCAATCATTTATATGAGATAATACCTGCATAGAACTAGAAAAAATATTATATATCATGGCAGCGTCATGTATTTCACGTTCATAAAAAAAATGTGATAGTCGCAAAAAATGTTCACAATTATGCGCGTATCTCAACAACGTAGCTACAGTATTTATATCACATGCTACATATTGTGACATCCATTTATCAATAACATGATTTTTGATATTTTCATTAGAAGGCCTTATTCCATCTTGTTTTATGATGTTGACAAACATATCATTACTAATAAGTGTATCGCTACAATATTCAAAAAATATATTCTCTGGTAAATTTACAATCTTCCAATTATCGGTCATTGCTCCTTCGTTGAACAATCTAACGCAACAATTATATGTATCTTCAATATAAATGAATGGTGTCAGGATATTATCGAGGAAATAATCGAGGACATCTTTTTCACAAAAACCTCCGAAATATTTATCTGCAACATTGAGAAGTTCTGAAACAAACGAAGATGTTAAATTTACGTATCGCGGAGTTGTTCGCAACGCACTTATAAATCTATCTCGTGGCAAACAATAATGATCGCATAGTAATTTTATGGCGTTGATATTTCGAGTAGCTATGATCGAACTAATAGCTTCGACGTCATCTGTTATCATCATATTTGTTGTGATATAATTTGGATAGAGTTGCGTTGGCTTATTAAAAATCATTTTTTTAATAAAAACAGAATAATCAACTCGTCCGCTGTACAATATAAGCAGTATTTGATGTGTATGGCAGGATTAGGTATGGCAAAAATAGTATTGGAACTTATATTGATAATTAAAAAATTTAGTTATCAATATGTACAAAGGATTTATCTATTGATTTAAATATCCAATTATGATTGTATATTATTAAAATTTATGATCTAATTGATATAGATGGAAAACCTATATTTCAAAAAGTACATCAAATACAAATCGAAATATGTTGACTTAAAAAATATGCGCGGTGGAGGAGAAACATATTTTATTCATGATAATGGCGGCCAGCCTTTTAAGGTTATCATTGACCATAAAAAAGTGAAAATATACAACAAGAAGAAATCGAATGCGAAAATATAGTATATGCGACAGAACCATTATTTGAATTTGAACCAACGAAAATATTTGTAGGTAAAAGTCCAGAAAATGAACAGACCAGATTTAGTGGGGGATTCGGACCAGAATTTGATGGCAACACAATTCTTTTGCAAATGAAGGATAACGAATATATTTATATCGGAAGCGAGATTTTTTCGTTCAACACAATAGATAAGATCATAGATTATGTATCTCCAGTAGGTAATAATGACGTCCCATATCCATATGCGATCGATAACAACGGTAATTATTATTTATTGATAGAAAATGTGATACTCAAGGGTGAAATAAAATATGAGGATCCGTATAATTATTATTACGAACATGCAAATATTACTACTGATCATGGAAGAATACCTCCGGGTAACACTACAATAAAAAACTTTAACGATATCGACGAATTTTATATAGGGAAAGATAGATATACGTTACGCTATGTAACATTTCCAGAAAAGAATTATGATAGGCTTTTGAAATCATTTGGCGGGCCTCTTTATGTTAAATACGTTGACGGAACCAAAAAAGAACTTTCTAAAAACGATTATGTTGAATTAATGAGATCATATGGCAAAGTTAAAAATTTTGTGCCGTTTACGACGAAAAAACTTCAAGACAGAGATATTGGAGGAACATTTCTTAATGAATATATGTCAGCTATTTCTGGTGTGATGCAATGAATTTTATTGTGTAATTAACCGAACATTTGTTTAATAAAGTATTGAACAAATGCTAATTTAAATCACCGACAATAACATTGTGCGCACATTCTAACATGATTATAAATGCATTTGATAATCGATAAATTATTAGATTCGATCCCAGCGTTATAACATTCTTCATCTAAATAACATCCATTATCCGGAGCAAATGACAACACGTTAATATGTTTGTAACAAATAGCGCCGTAACGAACTCGTACATTACAATGACAAATTTCTATCCCACTTGATTTTAATATATTTATAAAAAAATTGATTAATTTTTTGACTAGTTGAACCTTTAATATTATCAATTCTAAAATGGATTACATTAGATATAACGATATCTTTAAAGAATTAAAACAATGGCTAAGACCAATTGATCTATATAAACTTGCCCAAACGTGCAAATCATATTGTATGATGATAACGATGAAAGACATCAAGATAAGTACGATGCACGAAATCGACAGATATTTGTATGAGATTCTTGGAACAGATTATGATGGATTCAAGCTTGCTTCTAAAAATTCGAAAGGTATTATTGGTGGTTCACTAATTACTCAATGTATTTTAGGCGAAAAATGGAACGATATGGTTTACATAATTGTTGATTCCGGCGAATTAAACCATTTATTCAATGAAGCGACAGGAAAATATATATTTCAAGAGAAAGATTATAAATCTGGCGATGTTAATAACATCAAAATAATTGAATATGTTTACTTAAAATTTAGTCATCTCATCTACGCTTATAGCACGAACAATAGAATCACCCTTTGCATTCATGGTAAGAATATAATAATTGACGCGTTGGAAAATATCTATGAAGAACGACAAAAATATGACGTCTGTAAAAATATATATATGCTAGGAGAATCATTTCAACATATGTACATCCATCAAATAAATAAAATATTTATCAAACAAACTAATTTTATTCCAGATTGTGTATTACACAAAAAATACAGAGCAAGAGGATTCTCATTTTACGATGCGGATGGCAAAATCGTAGCGGACCGTGATATTTGGAAAAAAATGAACATTGACATCATTAAAGCTGTGCCGTATGGTAACAAAACATCTGAAAAAAGATTACAAATATTATATGTAGAGCATGGTTATATTCATGAGAATCATATTCTCGCTACATATTCGAGAAGAATTTTATTTTCGGTGAACCTGTTTCCCATATCTGGTGGTCAGATCGTTTCTTGTTTCGATGACCGAAAAAAGGACTGCTTATTCCAAGAAATGTATCCCGAAGTAGAACATTTGCACGGTTTTTTTGGTGATAGAAAAACATTGTTCGTTATTAACACGTGCACCGACGTAGATGATCCTATAGGATTATAATTCATCATCGACGGTGACAAATTATTAATCTATTATGTGCGTAAAATATTTGTGTTTATTATTGCATGATATGTAATGTTAAATTAAAAAATTGAAAATCGAAACAATATAAATGATAATAACTGACATTACCAAAAATGTTGATCACAAACGAAGACAGTTTCATACATATAAGTAGGTTTCTAACAGATCGAGAAAAAATTTATTTAGCGACAACATCTTCATCTATGAATAATTTGAAACATAAATTTAGATATTGCGAACGAATACGGATGGATAAAATCGTCCACTTACCGTATTTTCACAATTTTGAGTTTGTAAAAATCCATACAATTCCGCCTACTTATCCTAAATGCGTAAAATTTATTCACTTATTGACATGTTCAACAAATATCCCATCGAACATCACTCATTTAACTTTTCGCCGGCGATTTAATAGACCTGTCAAATATATTCCTCCATCAGTTACTTATTTAAAATTTGGCGATTATTTTAATCAACCGATAGATGGAATAATTTCATCATCAGTTACACGATTAAACCTTAGATGGAATTTTAATCATCGTATCACAAATAATATTCCATCATCTGTTACTCATTTAACGTTGTATTGTGATATCAATAATTCTAAAATCGGAGATATACCCTTATCAGTTGTTCATTTGAAGGTAGGTGGAAGATTTGACAGGAATATAAAAAATCACATTCCGTCATCCGTTACTCATCTTGGTTTTTGTTGGAATTATTTGGATCATAATATCAAAAATGATATACCTGAATCGGTAACTCATGTATATTTTGGAGAGCATTTAGATGAATCGCTAAATGATCTGCCACATTCAGTAAAAGAAATAACTTTGAATAAGGATTATGACGTACCGATAGATCAAGATATTATTGATAGAGTAAAAATACGAAGATATTCAGTATACACCCGCGAATGTGGATGTGGAAAATTTGATATATGAAAAATTTATTCATAAAAAGAATATGATAATCAAAAAATTTAATTATCATACTACGAAATTAACTCTCAATTTTATCCTTTTGTTTATTGAGCATCTTTATTTCTATCACTGATTCAGGAATATTGCCATTGATAAATCCTGTAAAATCTTTGCAGAATTTCAAGTGTGTCACTGTTAGTAGTATACCTTTTGGGATAGGATTGAAATATTTAAGGTCGCAATAGTTATAATGTAATTTCAAACATGTCACTGAAGGAGGTATGCATTGTCAAATTAAATGATATCAATGTTAATTTTTTAATAGATGGAGGTAAATGTGTCTTTTAACAAAAAAATTGATAAAGAATTAATTTATAAACATATCGTATTAATACATATATATCTACAAAAAACAATGTCGTTAACTAAAACTAAATTTATCGCTGCCTCCCGTAAGCGCCAATTCACAAAAATAGAAAAATATATGCACCCCAAAAAACCTATAATGACCATTAATGAAATTGTTGAGTGTATAGATGAGATAAAAGATAGAAAGAAAGATGATGATTTAATGACATATCAGGCGTTGCTCCAGTTATTAATAATTTATTATGACACAGATTCCATCGCTAAGAGTTTTATTGATAAAAATGATTTAGAATCGTTGGCTTACATAAACAATGTAGGAGGAATAAAAGTTACGAGTAAAGTACATGAGTATGCAGCAAATAAAGGTAGATTTGATGCACTTATATATATGTTAGATGCAAAATCGTATATCAAGATAAGGGATGCATTGATGAGATATAATTTTGTGCGTGACGATAACTATCCTCGCGATAGTTTTATGATAGCGTTGCGGCAATTTGATTATAAATTCATTAAAAAACTCCTAAACGAGTATCCTGATTTAGCGGGCACTAACGATAATTTTGCAATTTGTTACGCGTGTGAGTACGGTGACAAAAAAATGGTCAAATTATTGTTAGCATGCAAATATGTTGATCTAGCAGTTAATGAAAATTTTCCGATCAAGATAGTTAGAGCGTATCGCCACGATTCGATTATGATAGAGTTATTAAAACATGAGCGAGTAGATGTGAACGAAATTGATTTAGATCTAATCGAAACGGCGATAAAAACTGGATATTCGGTTAACGATACGTTATTGATAAATTAATAAGATTAGGAATAATAAAGTAATGTTGATAAATAAAAAATTTAATTATCAATATTGTAGTCGTGCTGGTGACCGATATTGTTTGACGCGTTGTGTCCTCAATATGACAGTGAATAGTTGATATAATCGAAATAAAAGATAGCTGGTAAGGATTAGACAAATTAAAAATAACAATATTTGTTATATTCAATGTTAACGGGCAATGATGGTATTGTTGGAGAATATTTGACAGTGTTTTGAAGGACAAATAGCAGAAAATAACATTAAAAGTTATTAAATTTAAAGCAGGGGTATGCTACGTACCCTACCTCAGTGATAGTATAGAAAATTTTTTTCCGACATTATATGGTCGCCATCATGAGTGACGTTTCGATTCTTGAGTGCTATCGTTATATTATTTCATTGAATCGATATAAAGATAGTATTCAAGAATCGAAACGCCACTTATGATGGCGACCATATTATAAAATAATATTAATATGAGGAGAAAGATTATAATATCAAGCACATACGTTCAACAATAAATGTTGTTATAGATACCCAAACGCACTCCATAATTTTTTATGTTTGCACACCACCACATCAACATTGGATAAAATTTTATTATCTATCAAACCTTCATAGTTATCACTAACAATAATTCTTTTGATATTATTGGGAACATGATCAATTGGCCTATAAAAATATTGATGAAATACCAAGCAATTTACTGATGAAGGAATTTCATCAATATGTTTATAAATAAAGCCGTTCAGTTTCAAAATTTTAACAGATGGTGGTATGACTACTTTTAAATCCTGACCTCCTTCCATAAATATAGCTCCAAATTCGAGACAAGTAACGGAATTGGGTATGTCGCCGTCATTAATCCGTTGGTCAAATAAGTTACCTAACGCAAGATGGGTGACAGAATGTGGTATTATTCCCTTAATTGATTTATCAAATCTGTCATCGAACGATAAATGGGTAGCGCGCAAAGGAATTGGATCTGTACCATCAAATATTATAACATTTGTAAAATTGTTAAAATATGGCAATGAAGATATTCTATTTATATTTATTCGTTGATAAAATAACATATTGTTTCTTGTGTTATAAATTCGTTTAGATGTCGTAGTGAGATTAATTTTATCGTAGTCAGTTAAGTGGATACTTATTGATAAAATAATATCGTCGCATGATGTATTCATTTTTGTGCGAATGAATCAGTTATAGTAACAAAATATTTTTATTTATCAATATTAGTGAGTGATAGCACTTCACATATTATTGAATGCTACATTTACTCGCAAAATTTATGATTATCGATAAATAAATAATTTAGTTATCAATATCAGCAATAAAAATTATCACACAATTTGTCGACATCCCCGTTTCAATAAATCAACCTTTTCCCAATTCATATCTTCATCGATCACAAATTTATCCATTAATTCTTCATCACAAATATATGCGTTAATGCTCTCTAATCTATGCAAAAAATGAATACATCAACAACACAATATCATCCATTTGAATTGGGAGTTACAATGATAGGATAAGATAGGTCAGTATTATTGATCCGCGACAACAATGAGTGTTGCATTTATTTAAAAAAGTGAAGTGACATAATAGAATAAAAAAAATTGAAATAATAACTCTCACGATGGGGGTTTCAATGAAATAACACCAAAATGGAAGCCGCAACACATCAATGTTATTCATGCCTGGTGGGAGTGACGAAAGAAGATTTATTTGCGGAATGTATGTGTGTAAATGATGATAAATATAAATATAGAGGAATATGTATGGGATGTAAAGATGTACCACGCGGAGAATGGAAGATTCAACCGGATATGTCAAATCATCATTTGAATAAAATAATGAAAATGACGACAGAATATGAAGTGTGGTGGAAAATAGTAAAAGAACATACAAATAATGGAGATTGGGCATCTGTTGAAGGAGGAGATATATTTACATTCTTGTATGTATCGGGACCAAACGGAGAAACACAAAAAGAATTGGACGAAAAAGGTATAGATTCGAAACCTTTTCTAAGAGGCTTTCAAATACCAGATTTTAAAGGAAAAAAATTTATTGAATGATCAATTTTTCATATCTTTATATCAATAACATGAATTGATATAACGACGATGTTCAAAATTGAAACGTCACTCGTGATGACAAGTATATATATAAAATAGAGTTTTTGTCAGCATAATATCTTATAATAACACGAATATGAATTATTAACGCATCCTCGTTATTTTTTTGGTATAGGAGTTGACGGTTATTTTTGCAGATTGAATGTTGATAAACAAATATTTCAGTTACCAATCTAGTTTAGTTGTGCCGTTAGAAGTTGCTGATAAGTCAATGGACTGAATATTTATAAATAAATATTTTAGTTAACAATATGTCTTTGGTGTTAGTTCAAGATATGATATCTGAATCGATTAAAAGTTTGATAAATTTAAAATATTTAGTTATCTGGACGAAAACAAAATAACTAAAATACCAAATTTTGTTAGTCTATTCAACAAACCGCCACGGTTTTGTGATATTTATAACAAGGTATGATATTACAAAATAAGATAGTATAATAACATCTGTAACAACTGTAACAACTATAAAAAAGTTTAGCAGAAAATATCAAAGTAAATGATATTTGATAATAGAACCAAATTTAACTTTATCCGTTTCATAACCATGTTCGGTGACATGTTTCTTTAATTTAGTAATATTCTCTTTATCGCCACAAGAAGAACAACTAAAATTTGTGATAAGCACATGACATCCTTCAATAGCATTAATAATATCAACCAATTCAATCATATAGAACTCTTTTCTATCTCTATATTCTTGATCTCGTAAGATATTTTTGACACAATTTTCTAATTTGACAACGTCATCAGTATAAAAAACATATTTAACTTCCGGTTTATCTTTATGAGCGGTATCATAAACTGGTAATCGTTTATTCAAATTATCGGTGCGTCCCAACTTGTGTCCATCATCAACAGCTATGACATATAGGGCCCCTTTGACGGGGTATTTATATTTTTTCATGTTGTGTTTGAGTTTTTCGATATGTTTTTGTTGATTTTGTATGATTTCATCTTTGTAAACGTCAACTAATTTTTCAAGAGTGATGTAATAATAACGAATTTTTTCAGCATCTTTGGCACTCGATCGCACACACATAGCTTTAAAACAATCTTCAGTTATTAGGATAATTTCTTTATTTGGACCACCAACTTTACCGACCTCCCTATCGATAGGGAGGATTATATAGTCTATCTTTTCCGTATACGTTTTAGTCAATGTGACTTTTAGATGATCCTTACATACTTTTAACCAAGAGAATATTGAATCCAAATAGATTCGAAAAGGACCAGATTTCTGGTCACCTTGCCTAATTTCAATAAATTCCTTAATAAACGCGACATCCACGTCAGAGTACGTCTCCAAAAAACTCAGCAACGAATCCATTTATATAAAGTTGTGAATGATAGTGACAGAAAAAAATTTAACATCTAGTATCAAATACATAAATGGAGATAAACGAATTCGAAAAATCAATCGCAAAATTAATCGTATATAACAATTTCACAATTATAAAATTATTATTGGAGAATAAATATTTATCATATGATCTTTTTTTTAAAATAAGTAAAGGCATATTCGAACAGAAAATAAAATATAATTTCCAGCATTTGTATCTCGCAGAGAGAGGAATGCTGCCAAAAATAATAACAAATTCCACATCAATATTGATAGAAGAGTATTATGATGATGACACGATACAATATTTGCTAACTAAACTCATAAAATCGTTAAAAAGAGAAACTATAAAAGAGAAAAATAATGCTATTCCAACAATAAGAAAATTAATAGAATTAGGTGGAGAAATCTTCCCAAAAATAATTATTCATGCACCGACAGATATATTTCTAGAAAACGCAACACCAGAAATGTTTTTAGAGTATAATAATTTTAAAAAATGCGTACGATATGCTGACGATGAGATTTCAAATTGGCTAATAGATTAAATTAAAAAACAATATTTCGGATATGATTTAATAAAAGTGATAACTATGCCAGAATATTACAACAATAAAACAATATTTCACCATTATTTACAATATTTACAATGTGACCTTCTAAATCTTGTCATATTTAACGTAATATGTAACGAATATGAGATAAATTTATCATGGATTCCTAAAAATTTTGTAATAAGTGATCATTTATTATTAATAATACACATATTGGGGCGAAATTATTCGGTCGATAATAAATTAAATTTTAATGACAATGCGAGAGTAATTGTGTCACAAAATATATGTACTTGCGAGTGTTATTCAAAAATTTATGAAATTACGTATGGAGATATATTTGGTATGGAAGAATATGATAAATATATGGAATATGCGGATGTTATTTTACAATTTTTAAATAATGAAGTATGTATAAATGGATTGGGCGCTGAAGAATTTGATAATGACCAATAATTTTCCGATAATAAAAATATTATTGGACAATAACCACGTTACGAAAGAATACTATTTTGATATATTTCGAGAAGCGCTTGATCAAAACAAAGATGATTATGATAGAAGCATACGTGCGTATTATCGTAGCATATATTGTCGTTTAGATACAATTCTTGAAATAACACAAATATTAATTGATGAGGAACGAAGCCAATATTTGATGAATTTAATATTAGAGGCGGTTGAATATCAAAATTTCACTGATAAAGAACAAATTATGCCAATAATCGAAAAATTACTTGCAATGGATGCTAAAATACCCGATGATATGATAATGCATGTATCATATGATATCTTTCTTCAAAATGTAAGTTTAGATATGGCGTATGATGAATCATTTATTGACAAATGTATGAAATATGGATCATTGGATATAATAGTGTGGATCACAAAATATCTGGATCAATACAATTACGACGTAGCAAAAATGGCAATAAAAACATTTCCATTATTACAAAATTATCCGTTTGATTATTATTTAAAAAAATTAGATCATGATGATGAGTTAAATTATGTTTTTTTTAATTTATGTTTGTGTTACGATGTGTGCGTTGAATATATTTATGAACGGTGGAAAAATAAAAATTGGGTAGCGGACGACGCTGTATCGTTATTAATTCTCATATGCTGTTTGGATCGCAGACTTGTAGAAAAAAATATATGTGATCATGCGAGAAAATATATGGATAAAAGATATAATCTAAAAAAAAAAGTGGTTGAATTTTTGACGATAAATGAACATTACCAAAATATAAAATATATGTATCAAGAAAAAAAGATTTTGGAAATCGAAAAATATAATGAACATATTAATGATGCGAATGCGTTGTTCAAAATAATGGAAAATATAAATTTTGAAGATTAAAAATGTTGTTATCTATAACAGAGGCTACATAAATTAGCATATCGATAAAATTATTGATTTATCTCAAAAAGCTAATCGGTAGAATCCTTATCGATTGTCAAGTGCACATCGATATCAAAATGATAGAGTTGGATGAAACTACATACGTTGGAATATTTAGTAGCTAGGTTAGCTATTGCTTACCTATCTTTTTTGATTTGATAATTAAATATTTTTAGTTATCAAACAACGTTTTAATCCAAAGATTTTAAAAAATACAAAAGATCTTCATCTTTGGGAACAGAAAGATCTCCAGATTCAAGTGCTTCTAAAAAATATTTTCTTTCATTAAAATTAAAAACAGAAACCATACTCCATATTCCTGAAAGACAATATCCATAATCACGTCCATCAAGATACCATTCAATTAATTCTAAATGTCTCACTGCACGATCTAGTTCTTTTTTTAACTCGATATTTTCTTCGTATTTTAGAGTTGAAAGCGTATATAATATTTTGATATAGACAATCCAATTCAACAGGGATTTATAATTTGATTCTTTATTTCCAAAATCATATCCGGTATCATAGTGATTTTTTAATTCATTTAGTATAACAGAATCCTGTTCCAAAAATGATTTATTGATATTTATCTGTTTGGTAATCATTTGTTTTTCTTGAGATTGTCGATTCAAAAAGGAAATGTTGGAAAATTGTGTCTCGGTAAACATTGTTTTGAAAGGATCCATAAAAAACTTATCACAAGTTTCGCCACAGGATTTTGAATGATATAGGATTCGATCACACAACAATAATACATATTTTTCGGGATCATCATAAAAATAATATATTTCTAATTTATTATACAATAATTTATTCGCTTGTCTCATATGTAGTTGATCAGCAATTTCATGTGTGAAGAATGATATATGTTGATATGTTTCAATAGGTAATTCCATTTTTATTGGTTACGTTATTAAAGAATTCATTTTGCTATTTATTTATCATTTTTTTTTGTGTCCATTTCGAGTGACACAAATCATTTCAAAGTGTGTGCACGATGTATAATATCTTAGGGGTAGTATAACGTGGTTATTGGTGAACGTTGGTAATAAAAATTAGATTTAATCGTTATTACAAACATGCGATATCAATCAACGCAAATCCATGTGTTACTCGATGTATAAAATCACCGATATAAAATTTTAATAACGGTCGATTGATAACCCACAAACGCAACATAATCTTGCACAAGTCGTATTAACTGATAAATTGTTGATATTGATGAAACTTAATAATAATTATTGAAGTTATTCAAGATCCTTTTTGAGTTTTCTTTCCATACGTTCAAGAATCTTATCACTTTGCCCAGGTTGATCAAGAAGACGAGCATCTTCTGTGGCTTGATGGAACATTCGCTCAATAATCTTATCGGTTAGTTTCCTAATTTGTGGATCCATTTTTTGATCTAAATCAATAATTTTGGTATCGTAGGGAACAACATTAGAATATCCGTCGATGTATGAAAAATCGCTGCCGATGCAAATATTTCGAGTTGCCATTTATAATTGTTTGATATTGAGATGAAATAGGAGTATTATTCTGGCATATATTTTTTCAATTTTTTTGAATGCGATCTCAAATATCCGGTAGTTAACATTTTGATGTTTATAAGCGAGGATATATATGTGAATGACACATCGCGCAGACATGGTAGAATATTGATTGTGAAGGCATGTGTTACATGAAAATTAATTAAATATTTTGGTTCATTATTTCCGATTGTAAATATGCATAATAGTTGTTAATGCAATCAATAATTGCAGTATCTTTAGATTTCAACGCAGCCGTGCATTTTCTTATCCCTGAGACAGTAAAAACTTTAGATTTCAGTTGGCTCCGACAACAATATTAACAATAAAATTTAATTATCATTGTGTTCTAAACGGACGACGTTGGATAAAACTAAAATATTTTATTATCAAAATAGGATATCTTAGCTGCAATATTTTTAATAATCACCATGCGTTTCTTAATAGATCTAAAAGATGTTTTAGAGTTTGATCATAGTTCATAATAACATGATGATTGTATGTTATTCTCGCGTTGTTGCAATTGGAATTACCAACAATGCACATGTAACAGATTCATAAATAATAGCGAGAAATGATTACAATGTGCGAAAAATTGACGTTTAGATAAGTCATTGTGCAAAGTGATAATAATAATTAGCAAATGTTGAACTTGCCGTCCCGTGCCCGGGAATTTGCGATCTGTGAAACAAAAGAATGGTTCAAAAAGAACGGATCTTATGATTTTAAATTAGTTGGGTTCTATGAACATAATATAGTTCTTGTATTGATATGTAATTATAGCAAATATTTGATTGAAATAGAATATCCGAGTGAATATCCGCGTTACAAAAAAGAGCACAAATTATCCCAATTATTCCCATCTAACGTTGAGTTCAGATTTATACAGAAGATAAATGCGGAATGTATGCAAAAAAATATAAATTTGTCACAAATATTTGCGTGTATATATCGCTATCTAAACAAGTTTCAACAAATAGAGGATGTGATCCACCAAGTACGTCAGGGTAATATTCTTTATGCAACCAGAATGCACCAACAGAAATATTCAGCTGAACAAATATTTGTTGATAAAATAAAAGATACGGAGATAAAGCAATTATCTAAAAAAATTAAAGAATGTGTCATATGCTTCGAAAACATATATGTGAAATATGTGATTGTACCATGTGGACACACATCAACTTGCTTGGGATGTTTAGCTAATTTAAAAACTTGTCCGATTTGTAAGACTGATATTGAAAAATATGTAAAAGTATATGATTAATTGACGCATATTGATAAACAAAAATTTTGCTTATCAATACTATTTAGAACAATTATCAAAATATTGGTATTTATAACTCAAACATGCTACTTTCTTATCAGGCTCCGGACACATACATTCATATCCTCCATTATGGTACAAACGGAAAACACATTCAGGATTAAATTTATAAACGGGAACAGAAGGATATGCAGCTGTATAATTACAACAATCAGCGATATAATAACAAGAAGGGGTATTGGTTTTGAGGGCAACAGCTTTTCAATGTTTGAGAGTGTAGGAGATAGAAAAAGGTTTTTCAGTTGCACAGATGGAGATTAATAATAGGAGGAAGATCATTTGTTGATTAGTTGTGATATTGTGGATGATCGTTGCGATTGAAAAATCAATTTTTGTAGTGATTTTAGCGTGTGAACAATATCCGCAACGAATACGATTATATTATTGGATGTAACTCTTTTTTGCGTCATTTTTATCCAAGCCAAACAAAAAATTGAATAAAAATTCCCATTAATTTAATCGGGTCAATAAGCACAATAACTAACAATGGAAAAATACCTTCAGTTACTCAATAAATTTGATGGGATATATCCAATAACTGCCAAAATGAAAAAGAAAGAAAAAGGAAACGTGTTCGAAACTTTTACGTATCATTTGATTAAACATGATCCTCGTCTCAACAATGGATTAGAAAAAATATGGATGTTTAACGATATCCCTAAAAATATATTGGCAGAATTAAATTTACCATCAACTGATAAAGGGATAGATTTGCTAGCGATAATAAACGGAAAATACTATGCAATTCAATGTAAATTCAGACAAGATCCAAATAAGATAATATCATGGGGCGAATTATCAACCTTTTTTGGATTATCATTTGGAATGAATAATAAAATAGCAGGTGGATTTTTTGTAACAAACACAAGGAATCTGTGTCAAGAAGTGATCAATTCAAAGAAGGTGACCGCAATATATGATGACTTTTATGACGATTTGACGAGTAATTTTTTCGAGAACATAATGAGCGATAAGATAAAATATGAACGCAAACACAAAAATGCGCCACAAATAGAATGTGTAACAGCAGCTCGTATTCATTATTTCGAGAATAAAAGAGGATATATTGAGATGGCATGTGGAACAGGAAAGACATTAGCATCATATTGGATAGCATGTTCAATGAGTTTAGGTAGAACTGTTATATTTGTTCCGTCGTTGCAGTTATTGTCTCAATTTTATTCCGATTGGGTGAATCAATCTTATGCAGAAGAGAAGAATCTGAAATATTTATTGATAGGATCAGATGCAGATGTTGAAGATGAAATAATTGAGAAATCAAATGGATTGATGTTACATTTAAATCCTGATGAGATTCGTAAACATCTTTCGGAAGATGTTGTAGTTATTTGTACTTATCAGAGTTCAGATAAATTGGCAGAGGCATGTGGAAAGAAGATAACTTTTGATTTTGGAATTTTTGATGAAGCTCATAAGACAGTTGGTCAAAAAGAGAAACAGTTTAGTAGGATGTTGTTCGATGACGAACTAAAAATAAATAAAAGATTATTCATGACAGCGACGCCAAAAATATATGTTGGTAAAAATGATGATATTGTTAGTATGGATAATAAAGAAATTTATGGCGCGCGTATATATACTTATAATACGAGTCAAGCTATAGAAAATAAAATGTTGACAGATTACCAGGTTTTATCAATATATGCAACAGATAAATCAATTATGCGAGATATCAAGGCAAACAAATTAGTAAAATTTAAAAAAGAATTTGATGCTAAAGAAGCAAAATATTTAGCAATAATGTTGGTAATATTAAAAAAAATTTATGACGGAACAATAAATCGATTAATAACATACCATAATACTATAGCAAATGCAAAGAGATTTGCGGAGTTTTTGTGCGTTGTCAATAGACTCATGAAGAATGAGCAAATTTGCATAAACAGTATCGACGGTACGGATTCGATTAGGGCGAGAAAAAACATAATAAGAGAATTTAGTGAAGCAAAAATAGGAATTTTATGTTCAGCACGAGTGTTGAACGAAGGAGTAAATATTCCAGCTGTAGATTCAATATGTTTTGTGGATGCGCGAGAAAGTACAATTGATATAACACAATGTATAGGAAGATGTTTGAGATTGTATGAAGGAAAAAATATGGCATATGTGATAGTACCTATTTTTATAAAAGATTTTGAAGAAGATTTTAATAAAAGTAATTACCACACTCCAATAAAGATATTAAAAGCAATGAAAAATACTGACAATGACATCGTAGAATATTTCAAAATGAAAGGACATTGCAAGATAAACAAAAGAAACATTATGTGTAATGAGAATTATGATGTTATTTACGAAAGCAAAGAAATCGTGTTTGATGAATGGAGAGAAAATGTCGACTGCAAATTATGGGAAATTATTGATACATGGAATTACATGTACGATTTGGTAAAAAAATGGATAGAAAGAAAAAAAAATTCAAAGAACACAGCTAATTTAAAATTGATAGCATGGTGTACGAGTCAACGAATCAAATATAAAGATGAAAAATTATCGAACGAACGAATCGAGCTACTAAATAATATAGATGGATGGAGATGGGATCCGTTTTTAGATGCGTGGAATAACAAATATGCTGATATACAAACATATATATACACGAACAACAAATTCCCGATTGATCGGGAAAACAATAATCAAGAAACAATACTAGCTAGGTGGGCTGGTACGCAAAGAATGTCAAAAAATAAAAAGTCACTGATAGATGAACAAATAAAAAAATTAGAAGAATTACCCGGTTGGACATGGGGATTTGAATCTTGGGAAACGAGATACTTAAAACTTCAAAAATTTATCGAAATCAACGACAAATTACCGTCAAAACATACAAAAAATAAAGAGGAATATACACTAGCTAGATGGGTCGGGTCGCAACGTTTAAAAAATAAAGATGGCAACCTTACAGATGATCAATTTGAGAAATTAGATGCGCTAAATATATTTCTTTTGTCACGCAATGATATTTGGATGCAAAGATATCTTGATCTGAAAAAATATATAAACATCAACAAAAAATATCCTTCTAGAAGCAACAAAGATACAAAATCAAAATTTCTTGGCGGCTGGATTAGAACACAACGCGACAAGAAAAAAAACAAAAAGTTGTCCCCTAAAAAAATTAAAATTTTAGAAAGTCTTCCGAACTGGTTTTGGGTTCATGGCACTACTGAAAAAAAGAATATATCGTTTGATGATAAATATCTGGCATTAAAAAAATGGATAGAAACTAACAAACGAATGCCATTAAAAAATCCCAATGATGTCGAGGAAAACGCACTGCACTTGTGGCGTAGAAGACAAAAAAGTGGCGATTTGTCAAACGACAAAATAGATATGTTAGAGGCTTTGGATGGATGGATTTGGGCTGTTTCTGTAAATAAAAAGTATGACATTCACTTTAACGAATTAAAAGAATGGGTGGCAGAATATGATAAATTGCCATTGAATAATGCCGAAAATAAAACAGAAAAATTTTTATATAGTTGGATGACGCGGCAAAGAAAAGCGAAAAGGAACGATAATTTATCAAACGAACAAATTCTAAAGTTCGAAGAAATAAAACGTTGGAGATGGTAATCAATTTAATGACAATTATTTATGACACATGCTGCTCAAATATATTTTTTGATAATTAAAATATTTAATTATTAAAAATGTAGTCAGAATCAACATACTTTACATATCGACGGATTGTGTTGACAGCAATGCAAATTCTTTAACAATATGACGTCAGAAAAAATATTGGCAGTGACATTGCATACAATTGAATGATGGTGGAACAATAATGATGCGAGACAATATCATTTCTAACACGGCAATATTATTGAACGCAACTCTTTTCTTTTCCATTTTGTGATCATAATAACTTTCGCGCAATACAATCATCAGAGAAATATGTTCGATTATCAAAACGTAACAAAGTGAATAGAATAAACATGATTGCGCAAATATGTTAATAATTTGATAATTAAAATTTTTAATTATCAAATAAAATTTCATAAAAATGGTAAGCAATGTTCAATAAATATGGATCGATGATATGCAAATTGTTATGAAATCTAGGTAGATCTTCTATATTTTTGATGTTATTATCATCAACAGTACGATATGGAAAACAGAAACCAGTTTTTTTAAGTATTTTCTAAAGATATTACTTTGTCCACACTCAAACCAGTAGGAATCAACAATTTGACATCGTCTTCTGTATGAAGTTTCCAATTTAAAATAGATATTTGGTTGCGATCATATGTTAAATAAAATTGGATATTTGAATAATATTTCCGGAGCAATTCTCGCATTTGTTTCGTTGTATGATGCAGTTATATCACTACAAATTTTGCTATATGCAAGTGTGTCAAAATAACATTTTAATTTAGAAACGTCGTCATTCATATTGTTTGAATTAATTAATAACTGCAGGCATTCGGGAGAAAGTGCTTTTAATTGTTCAGGAGACAGTTTATGTAGCAATTCCATGATGATTGTTGCAGTGATATGAAAAAATGATAATTGAGGAATTTTAATTATCATTTTTTTGATGATGTGTTTTGTGATGGATGTTGATGTGATGGCGCGTGTAAATAATATCTGTGGATAACACGGTGGCGATTGGATAGAACATTTTTGGCATAATATTTGATCATTAATAGTCTTTAATGTAGTCAAAATTATCGCCGTCGGACACACTAACAGTGCAATCCGGTTCGACATATTGTCTACCTTAATTAATTCAGTCATGTTATTGAAGTTTTTGCCGGACGCGCTTGCACCATAAAAACTATTGCGAGAGACATAACATGATCATCGAAGGTATCCAAAATGGACAGCGAACGATTTCAGAAAATTTATCATTTTAATAAATTTTCTGAATTATCTTTAACATAAAACATGAAACCGGAAGTTTTCAGTTCGGAATATAAACAAAAATTTATCAAACTTAGTTCTAATTCTATGTTTATTGATAATTGTATTTCTTTATTGGATTCTATTTGTCCTATTAAAAAAGGTCCTTCGACAAAATACTCCAATAAGGATTATTTTATTGCAATTCTTGATGTGTTCGAAAGATTTACTTATTGGAGTGATTATAAAGGAAATATCAAATGGAAGACTCTTCACAATAAATTTAGAGTTTTGATTAAGCTTAACTTTTTTGAAATTATATTCAAAAATGCATTAACAGAGTACTTACAAAAAAACAAATCTGAAAAACTTAAATATCAATCAATTGATAGCACTGCAATTATAAATAAACAAGGAAAAGAATTAATCGATTTCGGTCATAAAGGGGGCAAAAAAAGAATCACTAACGTTTCCCTTATTTGTGATTCTTTTGGAGCTCCCCTTGCGGTTCATCAATTCAATGGTTCTCGGAATGATTCAACGACAATCAAAGAAACACTAAATAAGATTCCAATTAATTTGAAAACTGAAGAAGCTTCTGAGAATAATAAACATAAAAGATATTTCTTAGCTGATTCAGGTTATTGTAGTATTGAGAACCGAAAAATGTTAAATAAACGAAAATATGTACCGTTGATATGGTACAATAAAAGAAATACTAAGAATGCAAAAATTTTGAACAAAAAAAAATTCAACAAAACAGAACAAGAAATATATAAAAAAAGAAGGATAGTTGAATCAACATTTTCATGGATAAAAAAATTTCCAAAAATCAATTGCCTTTATGAAAAAACATCAAGTAGTTTTACCGGATTATTATTTTTAGCATCTTCATATATTTTGATAAATAAAACATAAAACGAATGCGTCGATGATTTCAAAGATGAAATTATTACGACGCAAAAAAGAAGAAAAATGGACAGGGGACGAAAACGGAAATAGGATGGACGACAGTCTGCCACTTTGGAAATGCTAAGTTATTTCACGAAAGGAAATCATCAGCGTTTCGTTTTTTCTAGATTAGGAAAAACGAAACAGGAGTTAATTTGGATACCTTCAT